CGCAGTTCTTGGTAGACGACACTTCAGCTCAAAAAGCCGTAGTAATAAATGAAGCGGGAGCAGACGTTGATTTTCGTGTGGAAGGAGACAGCAACGCTAATTTAATCAACCTAAACGGACAGAACGATATTGTTGGTATTGGATTAGTTCCTGACGCTACAGATACTTTTGGTAGTTCCGATAAATACATTGCTCAAGTCAAAGACGGGCTTAGAGTCTTTCACGATGATGGAACAGCTAAGTTAAAGCTTTTAACAAGTCAGTCAGGCGGTGGAGGTGCTTCAATAACTCTTCAATCTACAACAGCACCTGCAACAAACGAAGGGCACTATTCTATATTTACAGGAACTGCTAACGGGAAATTTAACATAAAGAATGAAACGACTAATGTTACATTAACTTACGACAATACAGGAGCTTTAAGCATTCCTGGGGCTTTATCTAAAGGTTCTGGGTCTTTTAAGATAGACCATCCTTTAAAACCTGAATCACATCAGTTAGTTCATTCTTTCATCGAAGGTCCAAAAGCTGATCTTATTTACCGAGGTACAACAACACTTGTAAACGGAGCAGCTCAAGTAAACATAGATACAGAAGCAGGTATGAGTGAAGGTACTTTTGTAGCGATGTGTGCGGATGTTCAGTGCTTTACTTCCAATGAATCAGATTGGGATGCAGTTAAAGGAAACGTGTCGGGAAATGTTTTAACACTAAATTGCCAGAACACATCTTCAACGGCATCTATATCGTGGATGGTAGTAGGAGAAAGAAAAGATCAACACATGCTAGATACAAACTGGACAGACGAAAACGGTAAGGTAATCGTAGAACCTGCTAAATAACATGACTGAAGAAATATCTCACTTCCTCGACACTGCTCTTGCCGTAGTACTTGGCGTATTTGGTTGGATAGGTAAAAAGTTCTCTGATCGACTAGACGCTGACGAACAACGTCTTACCAAGATTGAAGTCGAGCTGGCTACTCAACGTGAACGTGATACTGCTGTAGAAAACCGCATGAGCGGGTTGGAAACATCAGTTAAAGAAATTAACAGTAAATTAGATCGCATGATGGAGATGCTTATGAAACGATGAAAAAGAAAAAAGGATTGTACGCAAACATTAATAACCGACGCAAGCTGGGCATAAGCCGTCCGAAAAGCAAGTCAACCGTGTCGCCTAAAGCCTACGGTAAGATGAAGCGAGGGTTTAAGAAATAATATGGCTAAACGAAAAGGTGTATCACTATCCATAGGTCGTGGCGAGAAAAGCAAGAAAGGCGGTCTTACAGCAAAAGGCAGACGTAAGTATAACCGTGCTACTGGCTCTAACCTTAAAGCTCCAGTTACCGAAAGTAATCCAACAGGTGCTAGAAAGAAACGGCAAATTAAATTTTGTAAAAGGTTTAGAGGTATGGAAGGTCCAATGAAAGACGACAAAGGACGACCGACTAGAAAGGCTTTAGCGCTTAGACGCTGGAATTGTTAAACAATATTTATGAAGAAACGAGAAAAACTAGAAAACCTACAAGTACTCATTGCTGATACCTACACTCAAGCTATAACGGAGATGAAGGTCGGTGCTGCCGAGTACAATGCAGCGCTCTTAAACGGTGCTAGACAACTACTTAAAGACAACGACGTTATCAGTCTTAGCGAACAAGGATCGCCCCTTGGTAACTTAGCTCAAGTCCTTCCGTTTGACGATAACGACGAAGACAAAGAAGCTATGCGTCAGGTCAAGTGAGCGTACCACCAGAGCTACGGGACTTCCGTAACTTCCTGTTTGTCGTCTGGAAGCATCTAGGTCTACCCGATCCAACGGACCTTCAATACGACATAGCTAACTACATACAAGATGGTCCTAAGCGTTCCGTAATCATGGCTTTTCGTGGTGTTGGTAAATCTTGGATATGTAGTGCATACGTAGTACATCAACTACTCCTAGACCCCGCCAAGAACATTTTAGTCGTGTCTGCCAGTAAAAGCCGTTCAGATGACTTCTCAACGTTCACTTTAAAGATCATACACGACATACCAGTCTTACAAGGTCTAAAGCCTAGAGACGGACAACGATTCAGTAAGATAAGCTTTGACGTTGGAATGGCTCCTGCTGCTCATGCTCCATCGGTCAAGTCACTAGGTATAACATCCCAGCTAACAGGTAGTCGTGCTGATATAATCGTAGCAGACGACATTGAAGTACCTAACAACTCAGCTACCCAAGGCATGAGAGACAAGCTAGACGAACAAGTAAAAGAATTTGAAGCTATTGTTAAACCCCTTAAAAGCTCACGCATTATCTTTCTAGGTACACCCCAGTGCGAAGACTCTATATATAATAAGCTACGAGACAGGGGCTATAACGCCCGTATATGGACCAGTGAGTACGTTAATACGGACACCGATCAAAAGGTCTACGACGGGGCTATCTCGCCTTATATAACCGATTCTAGCAACAACAACAACGTAGGCAAGTCAACAGAACCTTTACGCTTTACTGATGTTGACCTCGAAGAACGTAAACTAAGCTACGGTAGGAGCGGGTACGCCTTGCAGTTCATGCTTAATCCACGTCTAAGCGATGCTGATAGATACCCTTTAAAGATCAACGACTTGATCGTACACGACCTAGACAACGACGTAGCTAATGAAAAGTATGTATGGGCTAGTGCACCTGACAAAGTATGGACTGATCTACCTAATGTAGGCTTTAATGGTGATAGGTTCTTCAGACCTTTTGAAACACTAGGCGATCTTGTGCCGTACACAGGGTCAGTCATGAGTATAGACCCTAGTGGACGTGGTAAGGATGAAACAGCTTATTCCATAGTTAAAATGATTAACGGACATCTGCTGGTACATGCTTGTAATGGTATTAAAGGAGGGTACGGTGAAAACGTCTTGAAAGAACTAGCTGGTCTAGCTAAACGTTATAAAGTCAACGAAATCATTGTAGAATCTAATATGGGGGACGGCATGTTTACTGAGCTTTTCAAGCCTGTAATAAACAACATCTATCCAGTTTCTATCAACGAAGTAAGACACCATATACAAAAGGAAAAGCGCATAGTAGATACCCTAGAACCTGTCTTAAATGCACACAAATTAGTGGTCGATCCTAGCGTTATAAGACGTGATTTTCAGTCCGCTCAGGGTTACCCTATTGAGCAACAAGCTCGTTATATGCTTTTGTACCAACTAAGTAGATTGACTAGGGAACGAGGTGCTTTATTACAAGATGACCGTTTAGACGCTCTTTCTATAGCCGTAGGTTACTGGGTAGAACAAATGGCTGTAAATGCCGATTCTAAGATCAACGAAAGAAAGAACGAGCTGATCGAGATTGAACTAGAACGTTTTAAAAATGCCGCGTACAAAACGTCGCTTACTACTCAAGCTGCTCCTACTTGGTTATAAAATCTATATAATATAACTAGTTATATCTAGATTCATATGCGTACCGTTAGGTTGATGGTTTGAAAAACCTCGTCAGTATGAATGGCTGTATATTTAAGATAGATCACGAGTAAGCTCGTTTAGATTAAAATATCTTTAAAATCAGTTCGGGGACGAGCACGATTTAAACGCGTTTTAAACTAAAAGCCGTTAACACTAATTATAACCAGTTTTCAAATCTGTCAATAACTAACTTTTTAACTATTACCTAAACCTATGGATACCAACGAACAAACGGATGCACTTTTATTTGAACTACAGAACGCAGTAAATAGGTTTCGTAGTGAATTTGATCTTAATCATGCGACTATAATCGGTTGCCTAGAGATGGTTAAACTAGACTACTTAACAGAACCTAGTGACGACGAAGTAATGTTCGATGCTGATGACGATCTTTTAAACGATGAAGAAAACGAAGACTTTTAACGGGCTTGTTGATACAGCTGTAGATGTAGTATACGGACTCGTACGGTTACTTGTACGACTTCTTACTCAACTAGAGCAGACACTAGCACGACTAAAGAATAAGAATACAGCAGTTCGTAAGCACCCGTTTAGGTAGCTAAGACAGTTAAAGGCTTTAGCCCCAGATAGTTTAGACGGAAAAATCAGACGTCCTTAACGCTATATACGCGCGCGTTAATTACCCCCGCATGGGCGCGCGTTTTTATGACACGGGGCAGGTAATGCGCGAGGTTTATATCGATGGTTTGACACAGCGCTGTCACAGCATCGATTCCAAACTCGCTAGAACTAGACAACCGCAACGGATAAAAGAACGCATTGGCCTTGGAAAATCCCTGTACGCCGACCTTGTTGAGACGATGTTGAGACATCCCTGTACGTCAAACCTCGGTTAAATGCTTTGCCTGTTTTTGTGTGTTTGGTCGTTTTTTGCGACGCCTTGATCGACGCCTTCAAACGGCTCTTGATCGACGCCTTCAAACGGCTCTCAAATTCGCTTCAATTCGCTTTACCTAGTTAAAACGTTCAACTCATCGAAAAGATCTTCGCTAGTAAACAAGCGGGTTTCAGCCGTTTTTCGTTTTTTGGTGTTTGACAGTTTTCCGTTTTTTACCATGCTCGCAAACCATCACATTAATTCCAACCAAATTACACATTATGAAAGAACGAATCAAAAAAGCTTTAGAACTAGGTAAAACACTCTACGACGTTTGCAACGATTACAGTTTGGAAACCAGTACTTACCTAGAAAAAGAAAATTGGAATAAGTACAAATTAGAGAAAGGCGGGTGGATTCGAGAAAAGAGCACGGGAGAAATTCACTATAGATTGTCCTAATCATTGCAGAAACCAACACCAACCAACAACACAACGAATCATGAAAACGTATCAATTTACCATGCAGAGCCTTAAAAACGAGCTTACACGCATCGACGGCGACCTTGCGAGCATTACCGACTATGAAGACGGAGAACGTGTCGAACGGGAGCGCGAAGCTTACGAGAACGCCATTTCGAACGGGTACGCTTTTCACCTTAACTACAAGATCGCCTTGGGAACGTTCGACGCTGTTTTCGACGGCAACGGCGCTTTTCTTCACACAATCTAATCAACACCAACAAAACGAATCATGGAAATCAAAACGAACCATCATTACCGACCTTTACTTTCTTGGCACGAACTTACCGACGCCGAGCAAGCTGAGCATGAAGACGATTACGACGACGTACAGGAGTCGACCTTTTTTCGATATTGTAATTGGATTTACGACATGAATGACTTTTTACGCGTCAACGACTCTCATCTTCCATCGGCTGAGCACTGGCTTTATGGTTGGGATGGATACAAAAACGATTCCTTCTTTTCTGCCGTGGTCATCAAATACAGCGACTGTA